AACGAAGGAAGCTTGACGTAGATCGTGTCGCCGACGTTGCTGGCGTCATAGCCGAACTTGAAGATCGCATCGTCGATCCGCGCGAAATTGGTCCCATTGGCATGCGCGCCGGAAATCGTGCCGCGCTGGCCGCGGCGGAGCTGGGTCAGGTTGTAGCGATTGGCCGCCGTCAGGGTCGCTGCCTGATAAAACACCACCTCGTCCCCGACCATGCACAAGGTGACCCCGGCGTCGCGATCCGATGTGCTGACACTGTCGAGTTGCCCCAGGCTGCTCGAAAGATCGACCGCCAGCGTGTTCGCCATGTCCGGATCGGCGCCCGCAGCCAGCGCTGACGTGAGGGTGCCATAACGCGCCGGGCCGTCGATCGCCCCGATCATCGAATAATTGGCACCATCGGTGCTAACCCAGACCTGACACCCGCCCCAGGCCGGCGATGTCGACGCGGCCGCCACCCAAATCTCGGCATCGAGCCCGGCGAGGTTCGGGGGCGCGATGAACAGCCAGGGCGCCGTCACCGACCCCGGCGCGATGTCGGTGTTCGGCTTGTATCCGCCCGAGCCGGAATGCGAGGCATAGAGCGCCGCCGAAGCGACTCCGATGGGAACGCCTTCGGCCGTGATCGCCAGCAAGCCGTCGGCGTCCTCCGCAATTTCCGTGATCCGGACCAGGACGCGGTCGAGAAGCAGGGAATCGGTGGTCGTCGTCAGGGTGACGAGATCGGTCGGTTCGAGCAGCGCGAAGTTCCACGGCAGTTTGAACGTGTATTTCTCGCGCGTGTAGAGAACGCGTTGGCCATAGAGCTGCACGGCCTTGCGCGCGATGTCGGCGTCGCAGATGCAGTGGACCGTCGTCGGATCCTGCTTGCGCCGGCCATAGGTCACGATGTTGTCCAGGTCCTGGGCGGTCGCGATGCCGACATTATATTGCTGGCTGCGGTCCAGGAATTCGAACTGGACGATGTTATAGGCGTCCGACTGATCGACGATCTCGATCGACACGGCATTGCCGCTGTCGTCGACGATCAGGTCATCCTCGGTCAGGTCATAAGCGGGCGTTAGGTTCGGATTCCAGGTGACGCTGTTGCCGGTTGCCGGCGCGTCGCCATAGGGCCGGATCTTGAGCATCCCCTCGGACCAGAAGGCAGCCGAGTTCGTCGCCGTCAGCCATTCCTCCAGGATCGACGCCGCGCTCGACTGCGATTCGAGGACGGGGGACAAGAGGAGATTATTGGCCCGGCAATATGAGGAATAGTCGGAGAGGTCGCCGATCAACCCCGATCCCCACATCGGCACGCCGTATGCGGGATTGGTCAGGAAATCGGTGATGACATCCTTCGGATCGGCATCGCCGTTCGCGACGCCGCTCAGTTGCACGGCGAAGTCGATTTCAAAGCTGTGGTTCGGCAATGTCGCGCTGTCGGCCAGGTCGTAATCCTGGGCATAGACGTAAGCGATCCCGCTATAGGGGATCGCCTGCGCCGGAACTTTGGAGGTCAGATAACTCCACACCGGTTGCGTCGGCGTGCCGGTTGCCAGGCTCAACCCGGCGGCCGACAGTGACGTCAGCACCGCCGTATCCTTGTAGATCGTGCGAATGCTCCGGATGCCGCCGGCACCACCCTCGCAAATGCCCAGCATGATCGAAGCTGTGTAGGTATAGGTCGTGTTTTTCGACCCACCGCCCAAACCCTTGCCGCCACCGGTCTTGGTGGTGTGCGCGATCGCAGTGAAAGCGCCGTACCACATCAGATTGCATTTCATTCGACCCCGACCCCAGCCCAAGGAGATGGGCAGGCCGAGAGTAGAGGACTGCACCTGCAGCCCGTTGAGCTTCGGCGATGTGGTCGAGGTGGTCTTGCCGCCCATCATTGATCCTCGAACAAGGTGAAGAACTTGACCGGCCGGGAGCGCAACTCCTCGTCGCGATCGGCGTTTGCGCGCAGAACGCCGCCGCCGCGGATCACGGCGTGGAGCACTTCGGGCAGGTCGATGACGATCGCCGCATGCGAATAGCAGCGGCCATATTTCCAGATCGCGAGGTCGCCCGGCCCGACCGCCTCGCGCGGAATTTCGTGCGCGAACCGCGTGACCCACCCCAGGAACTGCTCCTCGTCGCGGTGCAGCATCCATTGCGGCGAGTAATCGGGCTCGACATGCGGGATCAGGCCGACTGCTTCATAGACCGCCGCCGGCAGCATAGCGCAGTCGACCCCGGCTCCGCGAAGCCGCGCGCGGTGATGATACGGTGTCCCTTCCCAGCGCAGCGCCTCGCGGACGACATCCTCGCGCGTCATCCGAACGCGGTCTCCGGGACGGGGACATAAGGCGTCGCTTTGAACCGCCCCAGATTGTTGAACCGAACCGAACACCGGCTCTCCGTCAGGTCGCAACCCGGATAGGCGGTGAAGCTGTCGCCCGCGATCGGCGGTGCGGGGAGGGGTGAGACGAGCTGGAACAACCCCGCCGCATCGTTCGACATGATCGTCGCCGAGACGCCGGTATTCGGTCCTGACGTGAACACGATCCGCCCTTGCGCGAAATCATTGGTGGGCGGCGTCAGGCTGGTATCGAAGACCGTCCGTGTCGGAGTAGGCGACGCACCGATCGTGCCCGTCACCGCGAAAGCTGCCGGATTGAGCGCGCAGCCGGCGTCATAGACCGCATGCAGGCAGGCCGCCTGATAGAGGTTGGCCGGCATGTTGGCGTTGAGCAACACAGTCCAGGACGACACCGTGATCGTGGCGCCATCGCCGGTAATCGCGCTGACCGCGGTGACGCGCCCCGAAAATCTCAGCACGGACCCGACCACCGGCAGGTTCCAGTCAGTCAGAAAGGCGCGGTCCAGCCGGACATTCGCGCCATCGAAGCCGTGCCCTCGGATGAACGGGATGATCGGCACCCCATTGATCAGATCGTCCGAATTCGCGGTAATGGCCATGTCGACCGTCGTGACGTCGAGCCCGATCTTCTCGCTGATGTCCTGCCTCTCGATCATCGGGCCAAGCGCATAGGTGTGACCGCCCGACACGATCGGGACATCGCCGCCCGACCATCGGATGACCACACCGCCGACCAGCGTAATCGTCCACAGGTCGACCATCTGAAAGTCCGCGCCGCTGTTGAGCAAGGCGATCAGCGCAGGCGATGCAGCTTTCATGGTCAGCCCTTGGTCGTGGTGAAGGAGAGGCCGTCCTGCGACCACAGGCTCTGCATCATCTGGTTGAGTTCGAGCGCGTCGTCGTCGAAGCGGCAGACGAACATGAAACGCCCGCTCCAGGTCAGCACCTTGCCGGCGGCGGGCGGACTTGTGAAAGTGATCGACCCACGCGAGCCAACCGTGAAGCTCGCGACGGGGGTGGCATCGGCGAACACGGTCGGCGTTCCGAGCACGCTGCCGACGGGCTCGGTGAAGGCTGCGCTGCCGAACGTCATGCTCCGGCTAAGCTGGAACGAGGTCGTGATTCCGTCGCCGACACCGAACTTCTGTCCGGCGACATTGTTGTCGCCGGGGTCGAAGAAGAAGAATTCCTGATATTGCCCGCCGTGCAGCAGGAAGAACGCGGCCAGGCGTTCGAGGTCGGGCGTGGCGGGGAGGTCGCGCAACACCTCGTACGACACCTTGAATTGCCACCGCGGATACGACCAGGTCTTGCGCCGACGCTCGCGGCCGGACGACGCCGTCGCGATCTTCGTCGCCCATGTCGGGGTCTTGGCGACCAGGAACGACTGTCCGATCAACGCCGGGAACACGTCAGGGTCGTCGATCGACGGATCGGCGGTGACGAGCCAGCGTGTCGGTAGATAGAGCGTGGGCAAACTCGTCTCCAATCGGATGGCTGCTCGGATCGCCGAAGCGATCGGGATGGTGGTGCCGCCGTGGCTGTGGCGCGGACGCGATCACGCGCGCACGCTGGCCCGGCCCCAAGTAGATCGGGAGCAATTGCCGGACGATCGCATCCAAATTGGAGCTATCGGTCGGCCGTACATCTTGTGCCGCCGTGGCGTCCTGCTAGCTCTGCGGCCTGCAATTCGGGCATCGATTCAATGGTATGTCCGAAACGTTCGCGATTCGAACGTGACGACAGCTGGGGAGAGACGGGATGCGGTACGCATTTGCGTTGTTCGCAATGGTGGCGGTTGGGACGGCTTCACCCGCGCTGGCCCGCAAAGAGGACAAGAAGACCGACCCGATCGCGGCGATCAAGGCGCGGATCGCGCAATTGCGTACCGACCCGCAAGACCGGAAGTGTCTCGGCGCCGATGCCGTTACGTGCCTTGCCAGCCTCAGTCTTGGCGTTCCGCTTACGGCAGAGTTAGGCGGATCTTTTTTCGAGCTGCCGGCACCGGCTCATCGCGATATTTATGGCCGCACCGTTTCGGCTACGATGAGCTTTCGGGTTAGATTCAATGCCACGAATCGCGATCAGTTCGATGATGACGACGTCTACACCCAAATCGATCTCAGTGATGGCGAACACGTCGACACCATCTATTTCTCGCTCAACCAGAGTCCGCTATTTGCCCATACGGAGAGCGACTGGGATGCAACCCGCGTTTTCGATCTAGCCACGGCTGTGCTGGGCGCAGCTTGTGTAGGAACCGATCGGATTGGCTTTTACCGGCGCTATGACGCGATACAGAGGCAATCCAGCACGGACTATGTCGACCGCGGTCGTAACGCCAACCGCTATTCGCTACTCACCGGCAATATGAAGATCTGCGGCGTGACCATGTCCGTCGGATCGAGCAGCCAATATTCCCGTTCGTTGGGATACGGAAGCTCGCTCAGGTTCACGCTATGACGCTATCGATCCTGCTTCGGGCGCATAGACGTCCATCCTCAGCCCGGTAGCGAAAAGCCCAGCTTGCCCTCGCGGTGCGCCATTTTCATCGCCTTGGCGAAGGCATTGCGGTTGGCGATGATTTGGCTCTCGCTCAAGCCGCGCGCGCTATGATCGTGGTAATGGTAGCTGCCGGAGCCATCGTTCGCGGCGGCCGGCGCGTTCGAATTGGCGGCGGCGCCCCCTAACATCGATCGTAAGGGCTGCGCGGCCCAGGCGGGGAGCACCATTTCCCGCTCATGCAGCATGGTCAGCCCGCCGTCGACGTCCCAAATGCCGCCGGCCCCGCTGGGAATGGCCAGAGTGGAAATGAAGGCCATAGCACCGGAATATGCCGTTGCCGCTGCCGCGGGCGCGAGGCCTGGTCCGACGATAGGGATGGCTGCCGTTGCGGCATAGGCGCCTGACCCTGCGACGGCGGCATTGCTGGCAATCTCGCCGGTCGCCGCCGCCTTGCTCGCCGCCCCGCTCAGCAACAGTGCCGACAGATGCTGCACCAGCCATTTCTGGATGATCTGGGCAAGCGCGTCGGACAGGATGCCGACCATGCCCTTGTAGAGATTCTGGAGGGTGGCCGCAAACGACTGCTGGAATGTCAGAAGCTTGGAAAAGTTCTGGCTCCACAATTGGGCGGTCGCGTTGATCGCCTGTCGCTCGACTTGGCTACTCTCGAGCAGCGCCTTGCGCTTGAGATCGACGATCTTCGCATCTGACGCCTTGGCCGCATCTTCCTTCTTTTTCTGCAACGCCTTCCACTGCGTCAAATCGTTCGCGTACAGCTTCTGCTGGTCGGCGAAGAACTTCTCCTCGGCGGCCTTCCGAGCCTGTTCGCTCTTGATCTCTTCCTGGAGCAATTGGCCCTGAGTCTTGACACCCATCTGGACGAGGAACTCGCCGGATTTCTGGGCCGTGTCGATACGATCCTGCTGGTCCTTTTCGAAGTCCTGGATGGTTTTATCGTCGATCTTGGCCAATTCGGCGGAGGTTTTGCTGGCCGAGACGACGATTTGCCTATCGCCTTGCTCGGCGGCCTTGACCTTCGCGTTGGAAACCGGGGAGCCCTTTCCGGCGCTCCCGCCACCGGCTGGCCGCCGTACACCCCGGCCACCGCCCTGGCCGGACGTGCCCCCGGTTCGACCATTGTCGCCACCTTTTTCATCCGTGCCGTCGGGCACATGCGCGATTCCGCGGGTGGGAGCCGGACCGGGCACGGCTTGCCCGTTAGCCGCTGCCGCCATCGTCTTCGCCAGGTCGGCATAGACTGCCTTGATCTTCGCCGCCGTCTCGATCGCATGCTTCTGGATGCGGTCGAGTCCCGATTGCCAGTCGCCTGCGATCGCGCCCCAATTCAGCGTGAATACGTCGCGCGCGATCGTGCCCATCATCGTCAGCCGGTCGATGAACAGGATGATCGCCGCCTTGATCACCTCGATGACGATGATCACGCTGTCCTTCAGGATTTGCCAGGTGTCCTTGAACAGGTTGAGTGCGGTTTCCGCCATTTGGGTCGCATTCGGCGTCTTCACTCCGAACGCGTCGCTGATGTCGCTCACCAGCGCCCCGACGATATCGACGACCGCATCCCACAACGCTTTGAAGATCCCAGCCACCGCGTCGATCTCCACGCCCAGCTCTTTGACCACGAGGATGACTACGTCGAAGATCTTGGCCACCGCGCCACCCGACGTGTAGCTGTCGATACAGGCTTTGACCAAGCCAGTGAAGCTGCTGACTATTTCGGTCAGCACCGGCGCCAATGCATCGGTCAACACGTTGCCCATGCCCGTCCAGGCAAGTTGGGCTTCGTTGACCGACTCGCCAAGTTTGGTGCCGCGCTCGATCGCCCGGTCGTTGGCGGCACCATAGGATTCGGTCTTCTGCGCCAGTGCAGAGATCGCCGCGCCGCCCTGGTTCAGGAATGGGATCGCCTCAGCGCCGCTCTGGCCCATCAGTTTGATTGCCATCGCGGTTTTTTGCGGGCCATCGGCGGTCTTGGCGAACTTGTCGGCAACCGTGGTCAGGATCGTCATCTGATCCGACCCGGCCTTGATATCGATGCCCAGCTTCTTGAACGAGTCGGGACTCTGTTTGAAATTCTTGTCCAGCGCCGCGGTGCTCTGCGACAATTTGGTGAAGTCGGTTCCGGTCGCCTTCGCCATGCCCTGCAGCAACTGTACCTGGTGCGTCGACATGCCGAGCTGCTTGGACAGGACGGTGATCTTCTCGGACGACTCGCCCATCGCGATGATCGCTTCGGCCGCCTGCTTGCCGACCTCGATCAGGCTGCCCGCCATCTCCTTGGCACCGTTGATCCCTTCGACCAGCTTGCCGAACCCGCTTTTGCCTTCGCCCGACTTGGCCGCCATTTCCTGCAGCGCCGCGCTGTTCTCCTTCAGCGAGATGGCCATTTCGTTCAAGCCGCTCACGATCTCCTGCGGCTTCAACCCACGCATGCTGGCGGCCAACCCGTCGATCGACTGAGCGTTGCGCTCGACCGCGCCGCGCATCCCGGCAAAGCCTTCGGTCATGCTGTCCGCGGCGCCCCGGACCGAGCTCTTCAGTTCGCCCAGATCGCCGCGAACGTCCTGCAAGCCCGCCTCCACGCCGGATGTGTCGGCCGTGATCCGGATGGAGACGATATCGCTCATGACATGTCCTTCAGTTTCTGGAGTATCGCTTGCGATGCGGCCGCAGTATCGCCGCCGGCGACGGGCATCGCGACCTCGGCGGAAAGCCGCGCCAACGTGGGCTGGTCGGGCGAGATCTCCCGTGTCTCCACCGAATTGCGGTCGTCACTGGCGATCAGATCGACTCCCAGCGCTCGCGCGATCGCAACCGCCGCAATATTGAGCGGAGGGCCGGTTCGCCGCCAGGTCCGATGCTGGGCATCGACATCGGCCAGCCCCCAGTCGCGTTCGATCGCGACCTTCGATCCGCCCTCTATCCCGGCGGCAATCAGATCGTGGACGAGCTCGGCAAGTCCGTGCTCGAGGCTCCCACCGACGCCGTTTCCGTGGGAGCCGTCGCTTCCCCCTTGCGCTTCAGCCCCGATTCCTCGCTTAGCTCCAGGAATGCCGTCTGGAGCCCGACGAACTCGTCCATCGACACGTTCGCTTCCAGATAGTCGGCGGTCAGCACGGGATCGATCTTGACCAATCCGATCGACAGCACGTTGAGCAGATCGAGCGCCGAATCCATCAGATCGGACAGTGATCCGCTGCCATCGGTTTTGCGCTGGATGTTGTCGATGAACGGTGCCGCCCGGCGCAGTTCGCCGAGCTTGTAGGGCGCGATCGCGAAATCGCGCCCAAGGACGTGGATATTGGCCATCTTACTGCGCCGACCCCCATTTCAACACGTTGCCCGACGGATCGGCGAATGCCGAGAAATCGAGTTCCGGGATCATGAAGTCGTCGACCTTGGTTTGCAGCGCGAGCTTGTTCGAAACGCAGGAAAACAAAGTCAGCGCCAGCCCGTTGCCGCCCAGTTGGTTGAAGAAATCGGCACGGAAGGTAGGCGCCTGACCCATCTGGAGATTCTGCACCACCGAGGTCTTCGCGACGGTGGAGGTCGCCGTGTAGCTGTAGTTGATGAAGACCACCTTCCCGGTATCGGCGGCGGCGAACAGATACGCGCCGGCGGTGACGCTATATTGGCCGGCGGTCGGAGCGGAAGCGACGCGCGTCATCGGGTTGCCGCTGGCATCGCGTACGCCCAGGTCGCTCGCCCAGGTGCCGCTGCCGGGCACGGTCGGCGTGATCGTGAACGGCGTCGCCGGGATCGTCGCGCCGGTGACGTCGTTGACGATGCTGTACAGGCTCGACGTCACCGTCTGGCCAAAGAACAGGCTGTTCATCACCGCGCCGTTGAACTGGCCGTATTTGGCCTTGCCGGTGATCTTCATCTTGCCGCGGCCGACTGCGACCGGGAACTGGTTGGAGCCGTACAGCTCCTTGATGTCGCCCTGGATATCGATCGAGACTTCCTGCGTCACCGCGAGCATCAGCGGCGTGGGATTGGCGATCGCTGCGCCCGTCGCGTCGAAGGTCGGCGTGCCCCACAGCACCCCGGCACCGAAATTGTACATGGCCATGCCAATTCTCCAATAAAAAGCCCGCAAGAAGCGGGTGTTAGTGTACGTAGTTTAAAGTGATTGGTAACTTAGACGGGAGTGCAGCCAGCACGCGCGATCTGGCGTCGCTCGTCGTCGCTCAAGTCGGCGGGCGCGGTGAGCACACCATCCTCGACATGGATTTCGCGCCCGGTCGACAGCGTGATCGCAGCGACATGGGCCGGCGCCGCGAAGCGCAGCGGCGTAGATGAGGTCGCCGCTGCGTCGTCCGCCGTCGGCGTCGGGGGATCAGTCTCGGCCGCAGCGGATTGCGATCGTGCCATTGGTGTCTCCGTTATCGTCAGGGAAGGATGATGGTGATCGGCACGATCAGCATGGCCTGACCGTCCAGGTCGCCATTGTCCTTGTGGATCGTGCCATCGATGAACGCGCGATAGGCGAGTCCGCCGAGCGTCTGCCGCGCACCGGGAAGCGCGGGGCGAAACGCCGCCTCGATCGCGTCGAGGATCACGTTGCTGGTTTCGGCTGGGGTCGCCGCCTGATCCTTGCCGCCGCGATGATAGATGATCCAGCTCGCGCGCAGGCTGTGCTTGTCGAGCTGCCCGTCGAGCGAGGTAACCGTCTCGGTGCCCTCGATCTGGTACAGTCCGGGCACCGGCGCCTTGTCCCACATCTTGAGTCGGCGCGAGCGCTCGACAAAGCTTTCGTCATTGCCCCAACGCACGTCGCCCAGCGCCAGCAATGCGTCGAACACTTGGTTGCGGCTAGTCATCCGATCGCCTCCTGTGCAGCGGTGATCGCCGCCAGTTTCAGCGCCGCGGCGATCTCGTCGGCCTCGTCGCCCAACGCGCTCGCCAGATAGGGGCGCGCCGGAAAACGGGACCCGGGATGGTGGACCACCCGCGCGAAGACATGTTTGCCACCCGCCGCGAAGGCGAGTGCCTTGGCCTTGTCGGGCACGATGTCGTGCGGTGACGTACTGCCACCGTGCTCCAGGATCGCTGCGTAACGTACGCTATCATTGACGAATACCTCGCCGACGATGCTGTCGCCCTTGGTCTCGACCATGCGCTCGACCGCGCTTGCCAGCCGCCCGGTGCGCGCGTTCAACATCTGGCCGTGGAGCTTGTCGTCGATCACATGCCGCTGCAGCTCGGCGGTCGCCGCCGTCGCCTTGGCTTCGACCGCCGCCGACACTTGCGACGACAGGCGGTCGAGGCCTGCGCTCAACCCTTCGGCCTCCAGCGTCACGCTCACAGTGGCGCCGCCAACATGTAATTGTTGAGCCGGGCGAGTACCGCCTGGTGCATCGCCTCGCGGCTGAACGCGACGGTGGTCGCGCCCGAACTCGCGTGGCTGGTCTCGCCGATATGCGTGCGGGCCGAATAGGCCTCACCGACCAATTCGGTCACGGCCAGCATCAAGTCGGCGGGAACCGCGTCATATCCCGCGACATAGGTCACGCGTACCGGCCGATCATACGGCGTGCGCGATCCGACCAGGATCACGCTGCGCCCGTCGGTGGCCACGCCCGATGCGGCGCCCACGGCATCGACCGCATTGTCGATCCGCGTCTCGCCCCATTCGACCGACGTCACCGACTGGACCGGCCAATTCCGCAGCAGAAACCGCGACCCGCCGGTGCCGCGATAGGTCTCGACGTGCGTCGTCGTTAGGACGGTGCGCTGGATCGTGTTCTCGACGAATGCCGACACCTGGGTGACCAGATCGCCCAGGAGCGCGTCGTCATTGTCGCTTGAAATGTTGAGCCAGCGTTTGACCGCCGACAGATTGGTGAGGTCGCCCGCCGCCATGACGTCACGCTGTCACGAAGATGAAGCCGTGCGCGAGCAACTCGGCGGCAGCGAGGACCGGAACCCTCACGATGCCCTTGGCATCGGAGGCAAACGACTGTCCGCGCCAGCTGCACCCGGCGCCGTTCTCGTGGCGCATCGCGACGGTATCAACGATCGCCACCTTCGTCGTGCGGCGCGTGGAAGGGTTGTCGGCCAAGCGGCATCTCCTCTGAACGAAAAGACCCCGCCGGTCATCGCGGCGGGGCCAGGAAAGCCCGGGGGCGGGGGGGCTTTGTTCCCCTCCCGCTTGGCGGGAGGGGTTAGGGGAGGGCATGTCGCCATCACGACTGAAACAAGCCCTCCCCCAACCCCTCCCGCAAACGGGAGGGGAGCGATTACCGATCAGCCGTTGGCGATATTGGCGATCACGCCCATCGCGAACGGCGCATAGACTGCCAGCGTCTCCTCGACATACACGCCCGACATCTCGGCGCGCGTCGTGATCGGCCAGTCGATCTGGTAATAATCGCGGCGCACCTTCATCTCCGCGACGTTGGGCACCTCGCTCGACTGATATTGGACCGGCAGGTCGCCCGCCCAGCCCAGGATCGTCCCCGCCGACACATTGGGGTGTAGGCGGATCGGAATCTTCTTATTGAGGTACGGGTTGTAATAATATTCGACCACGCCGCCGGCAGTCAGCGCGACTTCGCCCGCCTTGGGATCCTGGAAGTAATTGAGCAGCGACGCGGTGCCCGACGCCAGCACCTTCTTGGTGATGTTCCGCTGCTCCTGGCTGTTCACGTAGAGCACGTCGACCGAACATTGATAATTGTCCCACATCGATTGCATCATCACGTCGATCTCGGCCACCGATCCCTGCCCTGAAGAGGTGAGGGTGGTGCCCGCACCCGGCGTGCCAGTGGCGAGATAATTGACATACGCGCCCGATCCCGGCTTCAGCGCGGTGGTCAGCAAACCGTCGAAGGCGGTGGTGTTGGTCGAACAGTCCGCGCTGATCGCGGTCGCGGCTTGGTGAGTGCCGGCAAGGGCACCGCTGAACACCACCGAATTGGTCGATGTGATTGCCTCGAGCTTCTCGCTGCCCGCCGTACCGACGAACCAGGCATAGCCGGCGGCCCCCTGGATCGCGGGGACGCTGCAGGACAGCGCCTGACCCGACGCGGTTG